TGTAAGCTTGGAGTATGAAGCGGACACGCCACCGGGCGTAAGCAGGGTAACTAGGAGACCCCAAAAAACTATACGGTGCCTAGAGCGAAGCTCAGAACCGGCCTTCCCCGCGACCCCACTTTGTGGGCCGCTGTTTACGCGTCTTTGCGTCTAAACAATTCTCCCACACAACGGCGGCAGATGCAAGCGGCAACTTGTAAGAGATTCTTACAAGTTCGAATAGACAACGGAACGTCTATAGGGTATTGTTTCTCTTGTAAGGCAAACCAAACGAAGTCCTAGGAGGACACAATGCCTACCATCGATCACAGTAACACTCTGGATCTTCAGGATCTCGCTGAACTGGCACGCGAATGCGGCGAAGAAATCGCGGACGTGGAAACGGACGAAGTAGATCGTGAAGAGTCTGTACAGGCTCTTGTACAGCTTTCTACACTCGCTGCCGAACTCGGACACGCGTCCGATGAAACGGACGCTGAAAGCGTAGCCGATGCTCTTTATGGTGCATCGGGTAGCTTCTCTTCCGGCCTCATTGCAGAAGGCTATTTCGGAGACTACGCTCAGCAGTTGGTGGAAGACCTCGGGATGATTCCGGAAGGTCTTTCCGATATCATTTCAGCCAACATCGACTGGGAGGGTGTAGCTAGTGATCTGCTTACGGATTACACATCCGTTAGGCTTGACGGCGAAGACTACTACATCCGGTAGTTACAAAACTTCTTACGGTCTGCTTGTTGACAAGACAAGCAGACCGTGAGATGCTTTACACATAACCAAACAACAACCGTCCTAGGAGGACAAAATGGATTACTGGACAAAGCGCGGATTCAAGCTCACCGGCACGAAGAACCCCAACGTTTGGATTGCATCACGCTCCGGACGGTTCGCTGTGGTTACGGTGGATTTCTGGGACAACTGGGACAAGAGTTCCGAATGGTTCGGGAGCCACGAACGCGCACTTCACGAAGCATCCGAACCCGCCACCGTCTAACCAACCATCAACCCTAGTAGGAGAAACACCATGGCAACACCTTCAGTCATTACCGCTCTTGTCGCTGATACCGAAAACATGACGATGGGAGTGACACCTTTCAAGCTGGAGATCAAGGGACAGCCTGAACCGCGCGTCAAGGCAACCCGTTTCATCGATGTGGAATCCGGCAAGGTGACCAAGATCCGGATTACCGCTCTTGCAGCCGATGGAGTACCCGCACAGCCGCTGTCAACACTGGACGCGGTAGCGCGTAGGTTGCTCCCCAACGCACGCGTTACAACGGCAAACAAGGGCCGCGCACAGTTCTACCGGGAGTACGCCGCGTAGAGTTACAAAACTTTCTTAGGCTCCGGAGTAGACAAACTGCTCCGGAGCCTGTAGTCTTTCTATATCGGATCAACCGAATCCGCTGAATGTCCTAGGAGGACACAATGGCCGCTCACGAACTGCTGAACGATGACGTTGATGTTTGCGTTGACTGCTACTTCGATCACCACGAAGGCCGACCGATGAAGGATCAATCGGTTGACTGGACGGACAACACCGGCCCAACTGAAGAGAACGGCGAAGACGAAGAGGCCGGGATCACAGACTTTTCTTGGAGCGCGTGCGGTTGCTGCGGCTCCACTCTAGGCGGTACGCGCTACCGGATGGCCATCTGGAGCATCGACTAGTTACAAAACTTTCTAGGCTATGGGAGTTGTGCGAATGGCTCCCATAGCCTAGAGTTAGTAGTACCGAACAACCGAAATCCTAGGAGGACAAGATGATTGATGTAAAAGCTAAGCAGGATGCGTTGGAACTCGTAACGGGAGCGGCCAGTATCCACAGCAACGGATTGCGGGAGTCGTTGGGCAATGACCGTTCAATGTCAGCGTCTTTCAAGGAGGCTCGGCAGCGGTACATCAACAAGCTTGAAGATGCTTTGAGAGAGCTTCGAGGCGTAGCGTTCGCGGACGGTGCCAAGCTTGACGAACAGGTCAAGGACTTGAGCCTTGCAGAGTCCGTAAAGCTCTTGCACGCGGTACAGGACCACATGCGGACGTTGGTCTAGTTACAAAAGTTTCTAAGGTTGGGAGTCGATTAGGTATCGGCTCCCAACCATGATAGTGTTTCTATATCGGATTCAAATGGAATCCCTTAGGTCTGGAGGACCAAATGACTACAGCTACCGCTACCGAAATTGCTTACCGTTTCGAAGGGGACCTCTACCCTGCGACTGAAGTTGGCAAGCAGGACCTGCTTGAAGCCATCAACGACGCGCTCACCACGGAGGCGTACAGCGACGCGGAACCGATGACCGATGACGAACGGGAGGAAGCCATTTCGATGTCCTTTGACGGGACACACTATCAGGCCGAATTCTGGGACAACATCATGGCAATCATGCAGCACGCGCCGTATGACATCGACGTGAAGCGGCTTGATCGGGACCAACTGACAGCCGATGAACTGGAATGGCTGTAGTTGTAAAACTTTCTTAGTCTACGGCTTGTAATGAACCGTAGACTTTGATAGTCTTACAAGTACCAACTACGAATGTCCTAGGAGGACAAAATGCTTGAACAGGACGAATACTTTTCAGCGGTAGAACTTGGCTTGGAAGGCCTGAACCCTCACGTGTACTGCAATATCTCGGAGCACGCCGACGATGCAGGGGAGCCTACGGGAAAGATGCTGGCAATCCTCACCGTACAGGAAGACTTCCGGTTCCATCGTGAACTCGATGAGAGCGTTACTAAGGACGCGGAAGACCGTATGTTCTCGGAGGATGGACAGCCTAAGGAAGCCGTCCTGATTGCCCTTCAGAAGCTCATAGAAGAGCGCTACAAGGGCGAAGACTTCCAGACCGACGATAGCGGCTCGGAGTGGTTCCAGTTCGATCTAGTGCTGGTTGTGGACCCTGAACAGGAAGCCGGTGACCTTGGCGGGAAATTCTGGGAGGAAACCGCGCTGGTTCAGTTCCACAACGAAGCCGATCCCGGAACATACGGGAGCGATTACCTGTTCGGTTCGCTGGTTTACGACGGTCTACGGGAACTTGAGCAGTAGTTACAAAAGTTTCTAGGCTATCGGGGTTGCGCGTTGGACGTAACTCCGATAGTCTTTCTTTATCGGAACAGTCCGAATGAACAAGGAGACACCATGCGGCGCACAAAGGCTGAAAAAGTACTGGCAGAAATCAAGGCACAGTTCGGAACGGACGAACCGAAACTGTACGACGCGGACCACGAGGGACTCTCGAAGGGCTCGTTCTCCATTGCATGGGAAGGCGGCGACGACTGGACGTTCCGGTTCGAATCCAAGGTTCCCGGTGTGTTTGTTGAACCGATTGCCGGATGGTGTCTCGGAGTGTACGACGAGTAGTTACAAAAGTTTCTAGGGTTGGGGTCGATTAGGTGATCGGTCCCAACTCTGATAGTCTTTACATATCGGAACAACCGGTTCCCAGTCTTAGGAGACAAAATGTCTGATGTACTCGCAGGATTCAAGATCACTGCTACTCGGATCGATAACAACCACTACAACGACGACATGGCCAACATGGACGCGTGGCGGGTACGGATCACGAATCCGCGTGGCAAGACGTTCCAGCGCCAATACTTCATGGGATTTGGCCACGGTGGCAAAGCTCCCGGTCTGGTTGACTTCATGGATACCATGATCTCGGACGCGGTTCTGGTTGCTTATGAATCCCTTGAAGGGTTCATGGAATCCATGGGTTACGACACGGACAGCATTTCCCAGACTGCCAAGGCTAAGAGCGTGTATCGGGCCTGTGAGCGTGTAGCGGCTCGGCTGGAGGGCTTCCTTACTCCGGAGGAACGCGAGGCGTTTCAGGTTGCATCGGGTAACCACTAGTTACAAAAGTTTTTAGGGTCCGGAGTTGCGTAGGCGGCTCCGGACCTGTAGTGTTTGAGTTATGGAGCAACCGGCTCCCAAAAGATTCTGGAGGAATCATGCGCGAAGGTCAGAAAGTCACTGAAGAAAACCTGAACTCTGTTATGGAGTTTGACCACGTGATCCGCGTGCACGCTGATGGAACCGTAACGGATTCTCCGGAGCGTGTTTACTTTGATGAGGCTGTCCGGTCCTACCTTGTGAACCCTGAGACGTGGGAATGGGAGGATGAAATCAACCTTCCGGAGGGTTGGAGCCTGCTTAGCGGTTTCACTGGCCAGTACAGCTACAACGGTCCAGTCATGCATCCCTCGGAGTACATCGGAGGAGGAATTGCCCGGTACATTCTGGAGACTCCCGGCGATTACGTGGCATTGGTGATGGAATCGGATTGTGGCTACACTCAAGAATTCTGTTCGGAAGAATCGGGCTGCGACTGTGAGCCTGCTGGATGGGTAGTGGCTACAAAGCCTGCTGAGTGACTTAGAGGATGGGACCCTACTCCGGTAGGGTCCTTTCCTTTTGAGTGGCTTAGAGGCGCGTGTGCGGGTTTTCGATAGTGTTTGACAGTAGCGCGCGATGTGTGAGAGGATCTTATCTATCGGAACAGTCCGAACCTAAGGAGTCAAATGGAAAAGCTCACTCTCGGAGAAGCTCGGGAATTCGCGGCACTGGTGGATCTGTGCGAAGACGGAACTGGTCTCACGGCTGAAGAGTCCGCGCGGTACTGGGAACTTTCCCCTAAGTGGGAAGCAGAGCAGGACCGGATTCGGGATTACAAGGAAGACCGACGCGAAGACTTCCGGGAGGAAGACTAGAGTTACAAAACTTTGTAAGGCTCTCACCTAGACAGGTGGGAGCCTTACGCGTATGCTGGAGGTATGAAGCTCCGGAGGCAGGGAAACCAAAGCTGCCCTTTTGCTTTTGGGGGAGTTACAAAAATAATTAGTGTGGGTGTGGACTTGTATAGTGTTTGGATGTGTGAGAGGATGGAGACATCAAGCAGGGAGCTTGAAGAACTAAGGAGACACCCATGTCAGAGAACACAGCAGCCGGAACCGTCGTTACCGGCGAAGGCATCGCATTCTTCCAGCGCAACGCTGCACTTCGCGGGCTGGCAATCGAAATCGTCACCGGCATGAAACTCTCACGGAACGGTTCCGGACTGGATGCGTGCCGGATTCAGGGCCTGCTGCCCGCTGGACGCACTACAAAGCCTGCTGGACTCCGGAACGCGGTAGCCAAAATGAAAGAGCTTTACAACGGCTGGGACGTCTCCCCCAGCATCCAGAAAGCTCTGGACAAGTAAGAGAAAGGGACCGCTACGGCGGTCCTTTCTTTTTGGTTTTGGGCTGGAGTTTTTGGGGTCCTCTCGTTTCCCTGCATCCTCCGTCGCTTCATACTGTAAGACTAACGTCTTGGAGCGTGAGAGTCAAGGAGTGAGGTTACAAAAGTTTTTTGTGGCATGGCTCACAATTAGCTGTGAAAGTGTGAGACAATGGAGTATCAAGCAGGGAGCTTGAACTTAGGTAGGGGTCCAAAATGTCAGCTACAACTCGCCTTGAATACGCCGCACAGCTTACCCGCAGCGGGACGGTCTATATCAAAAGCGACTCACTGGACTTTATCAGCCGCTGGATCACAGAGTACGCGGTAGCGACTCCGGTGCATCTGGTGCAGCGGGAATGGGTCGGGGAGACCCATGGACATTGGCACATCTGATTACAAAAAGTTCTAGCCAGTCTACGGACTGGCTTTACTTTTGTTCTAGGGTATGAGAGTATTGAGTATCGGAACGAGCCGACAAGATAGGAGCAGGACCGTGGAAGAATTTTTTGTAAAGCATGATGGATTCCTCCACCGGATGGAACTGGGACTCAAAGGTTCGGTTTGTTTCATCTTTGCGGCCTATCTTGCGCTTGGCTTTTTTGTACGCTAGTCTTCTTTATACAACCCGAACTAAGGAGCATCATGGAACCCTACAACCCGGCAAACGTAACGGCAGACCTCGCACGTATTGAGGCAGAGATCGAACCTCACTACGCGGAGCGTCTGGCAGACGGCTCTATCCTCCGGTATGAGGTCCGGAGTGGTTACCTGAACATGAATCGTTTCTGGGCTGCTGTGGAGTACGATGTACCCGAATTGGACAGGATCACGGCTCACTACACGATCCTGATTCGGGATGGTCGGATCGAGTTTCAGAACAACCCGCTGTAGTTACAAAACTTTCTAGTGGTGGGGCTGGTAATCCGGTCCCATCACTGATAGTCTTTCTATATCGCAACAACGCGAACGACTTAGGAGTCACAATGGAACGCAAAGATCTTCAGGCCGATGTAGCTTACTACGACGTAAAGGCTGAAATGTATTTCTGGTCTCCGGATGGTGTCGGTGGGTTCTGGTACGACTCGCTGGAAGAGTTGGAAGAACAGCACGGCGAAGCGGGCCGAATCATCCATGTGGATGAGATTCTGGACTACTAGCGCGATTGTGTCGGGGCAGGCTTGACATCCTGCCCTGATGCTGTCATTCTAGAACTACCAACAACGCACAAGGGAGACAAAATGTTCAAGGTAGGCGATCTGGTCAAGGTGGATCTGGCACAGATCTCATTCATGGGTATCCCTGACGACATGATCGGCGGGCTGCTGGTAGTGAATGATGTAATCACAGCCAACGACTGGAACGGTTCGGCGCTGCTGGAACTCCGGAACTCGGACGGCGAATACTTCGGACTGAACGAGGACACGCTGGAAGCTGTCTAAGACACTCAAACCGGGACGGGGCCTAGCGGTCCCGTCCCACTCTGAAAGAGGCTGTAAATGTGTAAAGAATGTTCCCCAGCACGTGCCGCGCGTGTGGCTCGGATGGAAGTACAGGCCGAACGGCTTGGAGACTTACAAAAATTTGTAGTGGGATCTCCACTGCTCCCGTTGGCGGCTGCTGTGTTGCTGGTGGGCGGATCATCTGTGATTGACAGCGTGGCGGAACGACTGCTTGGCATGTGAGGCGTGTTACAATCTTACAAAGGCTCCGGAGATTGACTAACAATCTCTCCGGAGCTTTTGTCATTGTGCTGAGATGCTGCTGTGCGGGCCTGTGCGGGCCTGTGCGGGCCTGTGCGGGAGTGAGTGCCGGTGTGGTGGTTTGGGAGGCTTAGAACGGCGCTGGTGGCTTTGTGAGGGCAAAAGAAAAGGACCCCTTTCGAGGTCCTGATCTTTAGAACGGTGGGTCGGTTGCTACTGCTGTGTTGGATGGGACTTCCGCGTTCCACTTGGTGAGTGGAGCGGCAACCCATTTGATCATCTTGCCATGATCGATAGGAGCGTCAAGGCTGCTTGCCTTTGTGTAAACCTCTAGACGCTTGTCGAAGCTCTCGTAGGCCTGCTTAGCCTCACTGAGTGCCATTTGGCGGTACAGCATGGGATCGAACCAACCGTAACCATCCTCGCACGGACCACACATGACGTCGTAGTCAACCCAAAGGCTGGTTCCGTGGAAGCAGGTGTGCGGACGGTAGCCTTGTGCCGCGTACTCTGCACATTCTGCGTCGTACTCTGCCCACTGTTTCCGGTAGGATTCGAAGACCTTTACTGCCAGCTTCAGGATGAACGCCGGGGTTTTGGTTTTGAGTTCCATTGGAATCTCTTTCTCTGTGGAGTTGTGGAGTGTTGCTGTAATGAGTATTGCATAGTGTTTGATGGTTTGTCTAGATGTGGCTTAGAAACTTTTGTAAGTCGCTGTGTGGCGCTGTGAGCGTCTGGCAGCGTGGGTGTGGGTGATTGGGCGTCTGGCGGTCTGGGAGGCTGCGAGCGTGGCTGTGGTGGCTGCTGGAGGGCAAAAGAAAAGCCACTCCGTAGAGTGGCTGATCTTAGGCTGGCTATGCGATATCGTCGGCTGAGATATCAAGGTTTGCAGTGTACCCACCATAGACCGGGCTGATCACCTTGATATCCACGTTGTAGCTGTCTCCGGTGTATACCGGTTCAAGGCAGATATCTGTGATTTCGAGCGTGGTCCCTGCATCGATTCGAGCAGCGAGCGAATCATCGTCGTTCCAGATTTCTACGTCGTGGTTAAGCTTGACGGTCTGGTTTTCGGTGAGCTTGAACATGAGTTCCTTTCGCGGCTGGTGTTTCCGGCCTGATACAAGTGTCTCACACTATTGGTGGGATGCACAACCCCTTTTGTAAGAAAGTTTTGTAACTAGAACGGTAGGCGATTGCCTACCGTCCTAGCTGGTGGTTACTGAAGGTGTTCGGTCCACAGTTTGAGTTCCTGCTCGGACTCGGCTGTGGAATATTCCACGTCGCCGTTGTCCCAGATGATGCAGATCCGATACAGCGTGTAGACTCGGCGCGTGTTGTCTACTTCCATGCCGATCCAGTACCCCGTACCGGTGGCGTTCCCCATACTGCGGACGGGGAAACTGTGAAGCTCCAGACCTTCAGCAGATGAACCAAAGACTTCAGTTGCGTTGTGCAGGGTAGTCATTGTGACCTCCGGGTTGTTTGTTCCTGACTGATACAACGAGCTTAGCCTACAGAATGGTTTGACACAAGCCATAGGCTAAGCAAGTTTTGTAACTAGACCGTGCAGGGTCCGAACTCGATTTCTCGGTATGAGTAAATCACACCGGGATTCGCTGCTGATGCGAACGAGACAGACGAACAAGGGTGTTGCTGTGAGCCTACGCCGAGGTACTCGAATACGGCTGGATCAAACGTGGGCGCGGCCTCCATAACTGTCTCAGGCTCCGTCGTAGGCGTCTCAGGCTCCGTTGTGGGAGTATCGACCGTCGTCTCTGGTGCTGTTACTGGTGGTGCAGCGTCATCAACCGTCGTAGCTGGTGCAGTAGGCGTGTCCGGTATGAATACCGTCTCAGTTTCCACAGATTCGACTACGGTGGGTTGTGTCTCGGTTTCGGTTTCGGTTTCGGTTGCCGTTGCCGGTTCCGTGGTTACGGTGGGTGAGTCTGCCGTCAACACAGCAGGGTCTGCCGTGATGGTTGGAGTCTCTTGGACGGATAATACAGGTACAGCTTCATCTGCGGTGGCTACTGGTGCAGACGATACTGAACCTATTGTCAAGGCAAGCGCAGCGAGTACGGCCAGTATGCGTGCTTTCATGATGTTCCCCTTTGTTGGATGATATTACTCTATGAGAGTACCACACTAGGCCTGCGGTGCACAACTCGGGTATGACCAGATGGGGGTTTCCTCGAAGCGGTGGGCGTAGTATTCGGCATCACATTCTCCCATGCCGAGCGTGTGCGCGATCTCATGAAACAGGATGTGATTGCCCTCATATGTGTAAGCGAGTTCAGGGGAGATGAGGACTACAAAGGTCCCATCTTTCTGTGTCACTGTGCATCCTCCCATACCTATAGAGGATATCTCAGCGCCACAGTTATCCTCATTCTGGAACACGAACTTCACGTTATCGCTCACTGTGACGTTCATAGTGGCAAGCATCTCAGACACCCACACAGACGATGACTTGAGAGGGTATGCACTGAATGGTGCAGGCTGTGAGACAGGCTGTGAGGGCTGTTCGTGCAAGCCAAAGAGGGCTGACATAGAAAGGATGATAGTGGCTGTGAGGCTGATGAAGTGCTTCATGTTGTCTCCCTTATGACTCGCACGTTGTGTGCATATAGAAAGACTATAGGACATTGGGAGATATGTCTACACGCTAGAGATTTTTGTAAGTGACGTGAGAATTTCTCGAATGTTTCACGTGAAACACTGCACGACGTGCAAGATCCTTAGCAATTTTTGTAAGTGGAGTAGGCTTGACATGCGGCTCCGTATGCGGGTAGGATTGGATGCGGTGCCCATCTCGAAACTTTTGGGGGTCGTTTTGAAACACCAGCACTTGGTACCTCACGCAAAAAAGCTAAAAATACTCAGTATAACCAGACGTCAACCTGTAATCCTCCCTCTCCCCTCTGGTAGAATTAATCAACAACCAACAAAGGATTACCATGCCCAACATCGATATTCCCATGGGGGACAAGAAGATCGCTGAACTCCTTGCCAGCACCACAAGCGAGTCAGGCGAAGCTGCCCGAACTCTCATAGAGTATTCCGTGACCCCTGAACTTGTTGAATCCGCCCTCCCCACTCGCCTGTCAGATGTGTCACTCTCTGCCATGATTCTTGACCAAGCCGAAAGCGCAATCAGCAACCCTGAGACGCCGGTTGCTGCTGCGGTGCAGGCCATCGTGGACGGCTCCCTTGCTGTCTTCACACCAGCCGACGTGCCCAAGCAAGTCCTCATTGGGTCAAACCTGACCATCGCCCGACCGACATGGGCGGGGCCTATCTACTGGGTTACCACCGTCGTAGGAGGCTTCCCGATCAACGCTATTGCCGGGGACCATATCATTGAAGTTTCCGAAGAGTCATACGTGGCTATCCTGTCCGACGACTTCAACCGTGCCAATGGAGCGGCAGGCTCAACCCCAATCGGCGCGAAGGCGTGGCAGGTAGACGGACAGGCAGGCACCACCGCGACCATTGCCAGTAACCGGCTCACCATCACCGGCATTGCGTCCTCCACCGGCAACGCGTTCGTTGACGCAGGGGTAGCGAACGGACGGTACAAGCTCACCATCGCCGCGACCGGACCGAATCACCAAGGCGCAGTCATCTTCCGGCACGTCGATGCCGCCAATGAGGTTATTCTCGCCTTGCGTACCGCAGCAGCAGATAACCGTTACCGTATCATGCGCCGCGTCTCTGGCACAGCGACGGTCATGGCAACGTTGACACAACTCTCCACAGACGGCGACGTGATCCAGATCGACCTTTCCGGGCAGGACGTTTCAATCCGAATCAACGACGTCCTCGCATGGTCCGGGCCGATCAATTACCACACGACTGCAACGAAGTTCGGCATCAACGCATCCTCCGCTGACCTGTCTCTCGCCGTGGATGATGTGTCGTTCGGAGTGCCTGCCTGATGGGTGCAGGGGTAACGACTAACGGGAACGCATGGACCACCTACTCAGCCGTTGTTTCCGGCGCGGGTACCGTCCGCTGGGGCGTTGGGGACACCCACCTTGGCGACACTGACATTCCCGTCCTGCTGTACGCGCACGGCGCGGGAGGATCATCCAACCAGTTCGAAGGTTTCAGTTCATGGCTCGGCCTGCGGGAGTGGCTGATCGACAACGGTTGGGCGTGGATTGAGGGCAGCGGTGGCGGGTCCCAGCCGTGGGGAAACACCGCGTCCCGCGTCGCCTACGAGAACGCCTACACGCATGTTGCTGGCGTCTTGGATCTCGGGTCCGTAGTGCCTTTGGGCCGGTCCATGGGCGGGCTTGTCGTCCAGTGGCTCTACACACAGTCGGCAGTCCTCGCCCCCGTCAGCGTGGGGCTGATCGTCAACAGTGGTGTGCAGTCGCTCGCTGCCGCTTATGCATCCGGTAACTGGACCACAGAAATTCGGGCAGCCTACGGGGCGGCCGACGACGCAACATTCAACGCCGCGTCAATTGGGTATGATCCGTTGCTGTTCTCCGCGTCGGAGTGGGCGGGCCTGAACGTCCTACAACTCGTGGGCACCGCAGACACCACCGTCCCGCCCGCCGATCACGGTTATGCCATGCGCACGCATTACGCTGGACAGCCATCCATCGACAGCCTGTATGAACGGATCGGCGGGGACCACTCCACTGGCAATGGGTTGTACACGGCAACCGCGCCCATGACGGAGTTCCTCGCACAGGTGACCGGACAGGCGCCGGAAGAGAGGTTCTTCTACAGGGTGTCAGGCCGATATCTCGTGGGTGAAGACCTTGGACGCTACCCGATCCTTGGCACGCTCAAGGCTGTAGCGCCCTAAGGGCCACGAAAGACCCGGTTAAGTTCCCTGCCACATCACACACTATCGCAATAAATGCCCCTCCCACCAGAGGGGCATTTGCTTTTCCCCCGAACCCTGCTACACTACACCCATGACAACGAACCCACTCCACTTCGAGATCCTTGCCAAACAGGCAGGTATCCTCGCCTCCGAGTTCACCTTCGCAACCTACGACGAAGCCGTAGACTGGCTAACAGCCAACCCATTGATCAGCCCCAACGCAGACGACCCGTACTTTTGGAGTAACCTCTTTGAGATCGTCCTCTGTGGTGGAGACGGCTGTACCTTGACAGATCCTGAGCAGACCCCTACACTATAACCATGAGCACAAACTGGGACAAGGCCCTCACCTACGCACTCAACTTCCGTGAATTCCGCGACGAAGGAGTTGGCAAGGAACGGGCACACGAGATGATCATCGCCCTCACCAAGGCAGGGGGCACCTTTGCCCTCTCCAACGGCATCCTGCATCTCTCCGACTACTCCAAGACCGTCTTCCAGCAAACGTACCTCGACTGGTACGCCGAAGACCCATCCACGAAAGGAACCGAATGAACGCCCTAGATCTCGCCAACAAATTCGAAGCCGACTTCAACCTAGCCAAAGCCAACCTCAATGGCTTCCTGCTGCCATTCTTGCGTCAGTACGCTGACCTCCTTGTGGAACTGAGCCCCGACTATGACAAGCGGGATCTCAGGACCGAGACCATGCTCTACAAGGAGACTGAGGGCCACGCCTTTTACTTTGAAGCCGAGGATGTCTACGAGTACGGAGAAGATTACACACCCTCTCTCACCATGCCGTTTGCCTTCATCGAAGACCCTGAAGGTTACTCCAACATGCGACGAACCCACGCCGCTGAGGAAATCTCCCGTCGAGCAGCCAAAAAGAAAGCCGATGCCCTTAAACGCGTAACCATTCTCGAAGCCCAACTCAACATCGCCAAGAAGAAGGCCGCTTTGGTGCTTCTCGAAGTTGACAAACCCTAACAACCCGAGTATACTGAACCCATGACACCCAATCCCGTAGAGACCATCAAGGCCGAAGTCCACAAAATCCGTGCAAACGCCCTTGGACCGCACCTTGACACGCCCATTTACGACGCCCTTGCCCGAGAGTACGACAAAAAGTTCAACACTATGGATTATTTCGAGACTGCATTGGCCCAGAAGCTCAAAATCATGGGGCGACACAATTTCTAGCCACCCACCAAATCCCATGATCGACCCTGTTGCCACATACCTGCACATCAGCAACAAGATCAACAACCCACAGGACCCGGACGACGATTATCCGCTACCGGAACTCGTTCGGGATCTTGCGTCCATGCTTCTTGCGGCTCAAGCCCTCATCCAGCACAACGTAAAGCTCTCTGATCGGGTCCTCAAGGCCGAGAAATCCGCCGAAGATGCCGCCGTATCCCTCCTTTCCAAGGATATGGAGATCTACGAACTGTCCCAAGCCCTCGCCCATTGCAGAAAAGAGACCTAAATGGCTAAATCGATCCAAGAAGTCCACGACATGGCCGAAGAAACCATCGCTACTACCTTCGAATTTACCGATATAGTCGAGAAAAACAACGATTCCTTCTTCCGTCATGTCCCGAAGTACCAGATTTCCTACCTCATCAGCGCTGTTAGACAACTCGGTGCCACCGTGCTAAACTTGTCCAACACCGCACTCAAGCAGGAACGCCTCATCGAGATCAAGGACGAGGAAATCGACGCCCTCAACCGCGAAAAGCTCAACCTGATCCTCGAAATCAACCACCTGAAGGCCAAACTTGGAGACTGACTACCCAGAGGCCTACTCAAAGGGCCGGGAAATCCTAAACTACATGCACCCTCTCTGTAAAAAGCACGGCAGACCCTTCCGTAAGCTTTCCAAGGCCGAGCAGGGCTGGCTTTTGGACACGCTGATGACCTACATCCGGATCGATATCAAGTCTTCCGAGATCCTTGAGCTTGATAACAGAATTATCCACTCCCTTCAGACGGAAAACGCTGACTTGCATTTCCAAAATGACAAACTATCCGAACAAATCCAAGAAATGAGACACTATGACTAACGAAAACTTCCCGATGGTCACTGCCATGATCGATATTGCCATACTTGCCCTCGCAAAGCGCACTGATCCTCTCACCATACGCGTCAATGCGGGCGAAACCCTCACCACTTCCGAGACGAAGCAGCTTCTGCACGACATTTTCAACCTCGCGTCCCTTCTGAAGACCTCAGCACAGGCCATCGACACCGCCACGGACGAACTCGACCGTCAGGACAAGGAAATCACCCTCATGAAGGCCCTCCTTGGCCTCTCCGACACCGAGAAGGCCGGTAAGTAGGCGCGGTGAGAGCAGATCTGCCCCCACAGGAGATTTTGAGCCTTCCTTTGGACGGACCCGGCTTTCTGGTGTCCAATACGGTCGGACAGTACCTCATGTCCACGCTTCGCAAGTTCACACGGCTTCAGGACGGCTTCGATTCCAAGCGTGTGTTCGGTTCCGGTGACTGGGAGGACCCGCTCATCCTCGCTTTCGCCAATGCGGACCTGATCTGGCTCCGGACGGACGAAAACGGCCTGATTGACGACTATCCTTCCGACGCGTTCTGGAAAATCGTCAATGACCTCTCGGATTTCCTCTTCGACGCCGAATTCTCGACCATTCAGCGCGTCCTCCCGCCACCGCCTCCCAAGGAGTGGTACTTGGTCTGCGTGGACCGTGACAGCACCCTAAAAGGACAACTGACGGACTATTTCAAGGAGCCATACACCGAAGAAGAGGCTAGAATACAGGCCGAAATCCATAACAAGCCTTATAGCTATCATGCATGGTCCGCAGTCCACATTCCGACCGTGAGCTAGGCCACCTAATTCATCTGTTATACTGAGAGAACCAACGAAACGACGTAGCCACTCCCACTGGCTACGTCGTTTTTCTTTTGCAAGCAGATAGGGGGATATCTAGTGGACAAGCTTATGGAAATACTAGGTACCGCTGGATACCCAAGTGGCTTCGTGGGAATCTGCCTGATGCTCTTGTTCTACCTTCGCAAACAAGAATCCGGAGTCCGTACGGATATCAACGGCTCCCTTCAAAGGCTTACCGCCGAGACGCTGGATCTCAAGGAAGAAATTGATCTTCTAAAAGAGGAAATCCGCATCAAGGAAAACGAAATCGATACACTACGACGTGAACGTAGGGAAGCTGAAGACCGAGAAGATAAGCAGAGGCGTCGAGCAGAGACAGCCGAAGCTAAACTAGGAGTTAGAGATGAATGACCCTCAAAATAAAGAGTCTGCACTTGAACAGAGAATTGCTCAACTAATCAAGTACATGACCATTGGGCTGGCCTGTCTGATACTCGTCGGCATCATGTCTGGTTTTAGTTTTTGGAAAGTCTCACAGGAGAAGGAGGTAGCGGTACAGAACCAACAGGTTCAGGCCGAGACCACCAAACAGTCCTCGTGGTGCTCCATCTATCCGGACGATGACGTATGCGAGATGGCCCGCGAAATAGTCGCGAACCCTACCGTAACTGTCGTCCCACAGGATGGTAAGGACGGTAAGAACGGCCAAGACGGTAAAGGCGTAACGACATTCGATGTCTCTGACGCTGGCGACCTGATTGTTACTTTCACGGACGGCACCATACAGAATTACGGCCACATTATTGGCAAGAACGGCATTGACGGCATCAACGGCAAGGACGGACGCGGTATTCTCTCTGTCACCATTGACAGGGGCAACCTGATGATCGGTTTCACGGACGGCGTGACGGAAAACCTTGGCATTGTTGTTGGCCCAGCAGGGCAGGACGGCTTGAACGGGCTTGACGGCGCGACGGGAGCTAACGGGAATGACGGCGCTCCGGGCGTGGACGGTATCTCAGTGCTCGATCTTCAGGTTGACCCAGCAGGCTTCGTCAACGTCTCGTATTCTGACGGCACCGTCCGTCCTGCTGGTAGAATTATTGTAAACACTGTGCAGATGATCACGTGTGAGGACGACACCTTCACCATGAAGATGGTTGACGGAACTTCTCTTTCCACCACAGTGGACTGTACTCCGGACGCAGTCCCTGCTCCACCGTCCGCACCTATTCCACCGTCCGCTAACACTACACTAATCCCCTAGGAGATTCAAGTGGAACTTGCTATTCCTCTAACCCTCGTGCTAACATTCCTTAGCCCGTTCCTTTCCGCCTACATCCAGAAGGTGAATTGGTCTCCAAAGACCAAGACCCTGCTGGCACTGGCCATGTCCCTGTTGATTGCGGTTGCCTACCTTGCCATGACGGGCACTATTGCCGACTGGTCACAGCTTGCGGTAGTCATTCCTGCGGTATATGGCTTGCAGCAACTCGTATTCCAGTTCTTCTTGAAGAACATTGCAACGAAGTTTGAGGCTATCACCGAATTTGGTTCGCTGGTTGTCTCTCCGGGGGCCACAACCGGCAGTGTGGACATTACATCGGACGCTACGATCAAGGAAACCGGTGACCACATCTCCGTTGAGACTCCGGTGCAGATCGTTACTCCACCGGATGAACTGAACACCGAAACCCCAGCCAAGGGCTAACACCTACGACAGAAGGCGCTCTCCATACTCCGGAGGGCGTCTTTTGCTTTCCCCTAAGAAAGCTGGTAGAATCTTACCCATGAGCACTTACAACTACACGTTCACCACTCCGGACCACGCTTACGACATCATTCCGGACCTGCTGGACCCCAATACCGTCCGAATCCAGTCCGAGTACAAGGAATCCATCGAAGATCTCCTGAACACTATCGAGCTTTCGGGCCGGGCCGACGACGAAGACTTCCAATCCATCACGATCAACGAAGGACAGAACAGCTATGACGCCTACTGGTACACCGAAATCTCCAAAGACGACCTCGCCCTCTACTTTGAGTTCGAAGTCCGGTTCTTCATGGGTGCCGTCCCAGAAGCCTAAGACCTCTCCAACAGCCCTTGTTGCTTTGGTCGCCGTCCTGTTGTCCATGGTGACACTGATTATTGGCGCGTTCGTGGGTTCCTTGATCCTTGTCACCGGAGCCATCGTGGTCGCCCTCACTGGCACGACCGCCGCCGTTCTTAGCCTGAGAGAGAACTGATGCCCCGTAGCGATTACCTGAAGACCTGCACCGATATTCCGGCCCTCCCCAAGGACTGGTACTGGTCACTCTCCTATCACCAGATCGACCGCGACAGCAGCACCGTTCCGGGAAAGGTGATCAACTGGACGAAGCTCCTGATCGAGATCTCCGACCAGAACGACGTGGTGCAGGCCTCGCATGTTGTATCCTTCATGACGAGTCACATACAGAAGTACCCCGGAAAGATGGATCAAGAGCTTGGAAAAGGTTGCCGGTACGCATACCACAACCTGTACTCAGACCGCAAGGTATCCTTCTATGAAGCGATGGACATTGGCCCACGAAATTACTGAGCACGACGATGACGCCGTTGCCGTATTTGACAAATTCCGACCCGAAGCTCTGGAGTATCTATTGATGGCTGTCCAAGCCAATGAGAAAGCAGAAATTATGAAAAAGTTGAACGAACAGGATCTCTACGCGGACGCAACCAACCTGATCTCCGTCATCGAGCACGGCGAAGAATACGAGGCCGACATTGTCTGAGAAGCAGAAGATCACTGTTGAATTCGAGCTTGAAATCTTTGAGACAGAGGATGAGCGTGAGCTTGTAGGCTTTTGGCCTGTTTTCATTGACACCGGAGATGTCTCTCAAGAGCATCTGTCCCTCCTCTTGCAATACCTGAGGCACGACGATGACGTAGATTTCGACACCATCTATGAACTCAAGTCCCTACTGAACGAGGTACTGGACTGATGGCCAAATTCATCGACGGTTACATCGACATCCGGCTCCACATCACCCTTGAAGAGGAAACCTTTTCCGATCTCGACGGAGAGTACACTCAGAACTCCGTAGTGGACATCTCTCCGGAGGTCATCGGCTGGCAGAGCATTGAAGACCACGAGCTTCAGTCCATTGCCGAATCCCTCTCCCAGATGGACCGCCATCAGGAGATGCTCGCCAACGACATCCCCAACGAGATCTACAACATCGTTCCGGAAGACCCGTTCGATGAGTAGTTGACACCGCTCCGATAGTAGGGTATCGTAGTCACTACCAACCCAACACCAAAGTAAAGGAACACATGAGCTTCGAAATCATTCAGGGCGACCTCTTTGACCCGTCCCACAACTTCAACGCGCTCGCACAGGGCGTCAACACCCGAGGCATCATGGGTTCCGGCATTGCCGTGGACTTCCGCGAGAAGTTCCCCGCCATGTACGAGGGCTACTTGGATGAGTGCTCTAAGCACTCTTCGGTACTTCCGGGCCTGCTTCACACATGGTATGACGAGGACGGCGGTGTCTGCGTTGAGCGTCCTGCCGTCTACAACCTGTTCTCGCAGGTCCATCCGGGTGTAGGTAACGCGTCCTACGAGCTTCTGGAACGTGCCACGTACTTGATGCTTCAGGAGGCTGAGGATGCTATGGAAGTCTTCAAGAGCTATGACGAATTGGTTCCGGATCTCGTTCCCGACTTGATCGACGGACAGTTCCGTGTAGGCCTTCCGTGGATCGGCTGTGGTGTCGGTGGCCTGAAGCGTTACAACGTCGAGCACCTGTTCCGCCGTTTCCTGTCCGATTCAGAAGTTGAGTTCGTACTGGTGGAGCAACCGGAAAGGTAACATGGACTTCCTTCTGTTTCCCGGTGGGATTCTGGGTATCGTGGTCTGCCTGTTCCTGTACCTCAGGAAGTCACAGGAGGGCCAGAGAGCGCTTAAAATCGCCAAAACCAATCTCAGTCCCGCTGAGGACATTGTGCGCGGCTACGCGTCTGTGGCGTCCTCCATGAGGGCACTGCGCCAAGCCAAGCAGGAGGAACATCAACTGCTGCTGCGCAACTGGCAGAACAGCTACATCGAACTGCTCCCGGACACCGACCCGGAGAAGATCACACACAACGCAAGACTTCAGGGCGTCAAGGTCGAGGAAGCCAAGTTTGTACTGGATAATGCAGGCCGGATGATGCCACTGGTCGAGGACGGCCCCGAGTGGGTGCCTCTCCCCTACACTAAGGGAGACCCTGATGAGGGACTGACCTACACTGATCGACGTATCCAGCGTGCTGGTGCGTTTGTCCGCTCCGAGCCTAACACCAAGGCCAGCACATACGGCGTCGCTGATGGCGGATCTATCGTGCATTTTGACGGATACGTCTACGGAGAGGCTGTGGCTGGGAATGACATCTGGTTTGTCTATATTGGAGAAGGTTCCGGACTGCGTAAGTATGTCCATTCCATTGCCACCACAAACCGATCCACAACCGGACTCCCAGATATGACGTACGCCACATCTACGGCGGACTACACGATAAACCCCCATGTCCCCATGCCGGATCAGGAGAAGGAAAAGCAGCAGACTCTTGCCATTGTGAAGAAGTATCATGAGGGACGACGAAGCAAGAATGTTACGAGAATGTAAACCGTTTGGATAATCTAAAGGGGCATGATACACTTAATGAAAAGCAACTGATACGTTAGAGGATTTATGAGAGAAAACAGAGTAGTAAAGGCGTATACCGCCGCATGGAAATGGCCTGAGGTCTACACGACTTCTCCCTCCCTGATCTGGACGAGCCGTGCCATCGCGGTGCTGGTGCCGGTGTCCCTTGTCGTGGTGACCTTCCTCACGGCATTGCCGATCTTCGGTCTCGGTACGAGTGCGCTCTTCTCTGCCTTTCTGATACTTATCATTATGGTGGTCACCGTCCAGCTTTTCTATCAGGAATTTGTCACGGTAGAGGACTTCCAGTCCCGAGAGCGCCGGATCAAAGAGTTCTTTCACGGCTTCCCATCCATCACGGATGTGCCGCTGATTGAGCATGAGAAGGGTGAGTGGATAGCTTACGGGCACCTAGATCCTGTAGAATTTCTGGACGCCATCGAAGAGGTTATCCTCGAAGTGACAGGGGATATGGAAGGCTACGGACCCTACATCGACCTTGAGAACTCCGTGGGACATCTCTACGCGACCTTCCAGAACCCGGAAGAAGGCCACTGGGGAGAGGGAATCAACTTCTGCAAGAGCACCGCAGAGAACTGCTTCCCGATCACTCGCATCAGTCTCTAGTTGACATCCCCTCTGTTGTACGGTATGCTGTAGATACCAACAACGAAAGGGGATTTCAATGTTCAAGAACAACCACACCAAGCGAACGGCTACCAAGGCACAAGTAGAGACCCTAGCCAAGAATCTCAACGTCGCAGTCGATGATGAAACTGACCGCGACTACGTACAGATCATGCTCTATACGCCCAAGGGACTCCGGTTCAAGGCCACTGAGTGCCACACGGCAGCTACATCCTTCTCCCGGCTCCAGCCCGGAGACCGCCCCAACGCCTACGAAGGCACCAAGGCTGACGGATGGGGCCATGCCATAGAGGATCTGGAATTCGGCGTCGAAGAATGCGACAACCCCAACTGCGGCTACTGTGAACGTGGCCTCCAAAACGAGTAGGATCAAATGAAAAACTGGAAATTCAAATTGACAACCGAGTGCGGCTTCCACTTGGACTGGGAGCATATACGATACTGGCGTCACGGATGGAAGCCCCGTCTTCTCAATAAGGGCTGGGTCGATGGTGTCCTAGTAAAGGTACCGGCAATTGGTGTAGCCTTCGGCCCGGTCATGTTCTTCTGGAAATACTCATGAGCCTAGAACTAGCACTCATCCTGTCCCTAATCGCGCACGCATTTGGGGACTACATCATCCAAAATGACTGGATGGCCACTCAAAAGACCTCCAAATGGTCCCCTGCCATCTGGCACGGCATCACCTACACCATCCCGTTCCTGCTCTGCACACAGTCAGTAGCAGCCCTGCTGATCATCTGCATCACGCACATCATCATTGACCATTACCGTCTGGCCCGCCACCTTGTCTGGTTCAAGAACCAGTTTGCCCCAAAGGCATTCCGTCCGCCCCGAGCAGCCCTGAAGACAACCGGATATGCTGAGACAACCCCTGTCTGGCTTGCCACATGGTTGATGATTTTCGCGGATAATGCCGCGCACATCGCCATCAACACCGCAGCCATCATCTTCCTTGGAACCATCTGGGTTCTCTGATTTGACACTCCATAAGAAAAGGACTAAACTACAAGCAATATGATTACCTTCAAAGCCAAAGCCCCTGACGGCGAGATCATCAATTCCGCCCTTTCCCCATTCACCTTCCCCGCTGGCGAGTCCCACATCAAGCGCGAAGAGCGCCGAGATCTTGAGAAGATCGAGATCGCCATCATCCAGCCCGACGCAGACTCCCTACACAAGGACCTGTTCGACCTTGCCATGTGGAGTAATGCTCTCACCTTTGGCAAAGGGTATGACGGCCCAAAGCGGGTCCTGATTCTCCCGTATGTTCCCGGAGCACGTGCCGACCGTGGCACTCCTTGGGGACTTATGGTCTATGCTGAGTTCATCAATGATCTCTGCCTTGATCAGATCATCGTCTTTGACCCGCACTCTGGGGTCACCGAGGAACTTCTCGGTGACGGTATTGACAATCTTACCGTTGTGCACTCCGATGAACTCTTCGATCAGGTCCACATGCGGGCTGTCATCAACCAGTACACTGGTATCATTGCACCCGATGCTGGCGCGGCTAAACGGGCCAAGGCTGTTGCTGATCTCGCTGGAATCCCTGTCTTCACGGCCACTAAGCACCGTGACGAAGAGACCGGCAAGCTCTCGGACTTCCGGATTGAGGGCCTTGATCCGGACGGTTTCTACCTGTTCATCGATGACATCTGTGACCGTGGCGGTACCTTCAAAGGCCTCGCAACCGCGACAGGTCTTCCTCCAGAGAACCTTGATTTGTTCGTATCCCATGGTGTATTCTCGAAGGACGCGCTGGAAACACTTCCGGAGTTCTTCGAGTACGTCTACACGACGAACTCGTATGGCCCCACGCGCAACCTCAACGAGTTCAACCACCGCGTCTTCAAGCGTTTCGACGTAATCCGACTGCTCCAGTCCAAGATCAAGTACTGATGGGCTGGTGGATCGCACTTAACAGTGCGCTTTACATTGCTGCCATCGTCGTATTCTTCGCGGGCCACGGCTGGGCGGCGCTGATTTGCCTTATCCTTGCAGTCCTGCTAACATTTATCCTGATGGCAACTGCCGGTGGTACTTCCGGCTCAAGCACTTTCATCTGGATAGATGACATCAACATTTTCGACTAACGAAAGGCTTTACAATTACTTTCTTTCTTAACCCCCTTCTGGCCACCGACAGCTACAAACTCTCACACGTTTTCATGTACCCGGATGGTCTGGAACACGTCGAGTCCAACTACACCAACCGCAAGTCCCGCGTCGATGGCATCAACCACGTCGTACAGTTCGGCCTTCAGGCTTGGCTCTCGGACCTGACCGAAAGCTTTGAGCGGTTCTTCGCTGCTGACAAGGCCACGGTCGTACAGGAGTACAAGGACGCTGTTTCGACCTTCGTTTCTCCCGGCTTTACGTTGGATCACATCGAAGATCTGCACGATCTGGGCTACCTGCCTATTCAGTTCTCCGCTGCTCCGGAAGGTTCGCTTGTCCCGATTGGCGTCCCGTCCATCCTGATCAAGTCCACGCACAAGAAGTTCGCATGGCTGGTCAATTACCTTGAATCCGACCTGTCCGCTGGCTACTGGCACACGTCCACGTCCGCAACCCTTTCGTGGAACATCCGGCGTGTATTCGACAAGGCCGCTAAAGAGACCGGTGGTGCTGCTGAAGCTGTTGATTGGCAGGCACACGACTTCTCTTACCGTGGACAGGTCAACAAAGAGGCAGCAATGTCCTCCGGTGCCGCACACCTTCTGTCCTTTACCGGCTCTGACGTTGTTCCGGCTGTCCAGTGGGTCAACCACTACTACCCCGGAGACAACGGCCCCATTGCGGCTTCTGTGCCCGCTACGGAGCACTCTGTGATGTGTGCCGGTGGCGAAGAGGGCGAGAAGGAAACCGTTCTGCGCCTCATGCGTGAGTTCCCGACCGGCATCCTCTCCATCGTGGTCGATACGTGGGATTACTTCCACTTCATTACGGAGACCCTCCGCGAAATCAAGGATGAAGTTCTGGCCCGCGACGGCAAGCTCGTCGTCCGACCGGATTCCGGTGACCCTGCCGACATCATCTGCGGTAAGTATGGGGCTGAGTTGATCCCTCTTACCGACCGGTATCCGGGGGTAATTGCTGAGGACAAGGGTTCCATCGAAATCCTCTGGGACATCTTCGGCGGCACTGTAAACGAAGCTGGCTTCAAGGAACTGGATTCCCACATCGGCCTGATCTACGGTGACGGTATGTACGAGGGCCGTATCAAGGACATCAACGCACGCCTCAAAGCTAAGGGCTTCGCATCCATCGTCTGGGTAAGCGGTCTGGGGTCGTGGTTCTTCCAAGGCACCACACGAGATTCGTTCGGCTCCGCTGTCAAGGCTACCTACGTCGAGATCAATGGTGTTGGCCACAACATCCAGAAGAACCCGAAGACCGACGATGGCACCAAGAAGTCCGCTACAGGGCGTCTGGCGGTCCTCCACGAGGCCAACGGCAACCTGTACCAAGTACAGGACGCATCGGATGATCAGATCGCTCAGAGCGTCCTCCAGCCTGTCTGGGAGAACGGCAAGTTCCTGAAAACGTTCAGCTTTGCAGAGGCACGCGAGCAGTTGAAGCGCACCACCGGTATTCTGGAACGGAACGGTTCTATCAACTGAACGCTTGAAATACTCAAGAGACAGATGCTAGTCTAAAGACATCATCCACACCAACACAAAGGAGAACACAATGGGAATGTCGCTCGAAAAAATCAGTAAACAGGCTCCCAGCCTGCTCAAGAACGCCGAAACCGCAGCCGCAACCATCGACAAGGCACGCCTGAACGGTCAGACTGCCAAGGTAGCAGTTGTTCTGGACTATTCCGGCTCAATGTACAACGAGTACCAGTCCGGAGCCATGCAGCGGCTCACGGAGAAGGTGCTTGCCCTTGGGACGCAGTTTGATGACGACGGGTCCATTGACTTCTTCGTCTTCGACAGGACTGCCGCCCACCTTGGGGAGATCGGCATCGATGACTTTGCCGGGTCGGTGGCACGTCTGACTAAGAACCGTTCCATGTCAACAACGAACTACGCGGACGCTTTCCTGAAGGTCCGTGACCATTTCGGGTTCGCTGCCCCGGCTCCGGTCAAGAAAGGCTTCTTCAGTGGACTCCGGAAGGCCCAGCCGTCCAGCACCGGACCCGCTGACCAGCCTGTCTACGCCCTGTTCCTCACGGACGGTGGCCCGGACAGTCAGGAAGAGGCTGTAAAGGCTCTGACAGAGGTCTCGACCACACCGATCTTCTGGAAATTCCTCTCGATTGGCCCGTCCAAGATGCAGTTCCTTCAGAAGCTCGATGACCTGACGGCACGCTTCGTAGACAACGCCGATTACCAGCACGTAGGGAACGTGGACGCCATCCCGGAATCCGACCTCTTTGATCTTATGCTTGAAGAGTTCCCGGAATGGCTCAATGAGGTACGATCCAAAGGACTGATCAAGTAGCCTATGTTTAGAGAACCAAAGACCGATATGTTGGTAGTTGGTGACGTTCACGGCAGTTGGTCCCAGATGGAGAAAGCCATCAGGCACGCCAAGGAACTCGAACTCGACACCATCTTTCAGGTCGGGGATTACGGTATCTGGCACAATGATAAAGGCTTCCTGAACCAGCAGCAACACTTGCTGGAGCAGTGGGACATTCAGCTTCTCTTCATCGACGGAAACCATGAGAACTTCCCGAGACTCTACGAGAAGAAGATCCTTGACGACGGTACGCGGTACGTGCGTGAGAACATCACCCACGTGCCGCGTGGCTCTCGCTGGGAGTGGCATGGTCTCACATTCCTCGCCCTAGGTGGGGCAGCGTCAATCGATAAGGGTCACCGTGTAGTAGGCCGCTCGTGGTGGCCTGAGGAACTGATCACCGTCGAGGACATCATCAAGGCGCAGTCCGGTGGTCCGGTGGACGTCATGCTCACGCACGACTCGCCGCGCACGGCTCCCAACTCGGTCACGGATGACTTTCGTGGCCAGATGGAAGCCATTGAGTACTTCGGAGAGCAAGCCATGGCCGATTGTATTGACCACCGAGACCGTCTGGCTGAAGTAACGAACGTCACCACACCTAGGCTCCTGATTCATGGTCATTATCACATGAGCATGTACGGAACCTATTTCCATGAGGATGAGGACAACACATCCGGAGACGTACGAGGACTTCATCAGGGAATGGCCTCACTGAACAACTACACCATGCGATTCAACTTCGATGAGGTCAAAAACCGCATCAAGGTACTTGACACGATCAAGAAATAAGTGGTATACTGGGATAAAAGGAGTCTACATGACAACAGATAATAATCTTCCTTCTCTGTCCCTTGAAACCACAACGCAGTTGCTGGCCCTCAGGGATACAGACAAGGACAAGTTTTTCGCCTATGTGAAGGCGCTACGAGTCGCAAACTGGCCCCTGAGGGCCATAGCTGAACCGTTCGGGGTCTCCCGGACAGCAGCACAAGGGTGGGAGAGCAAATATTCCACCCAAACCCCGCTCCCAGCAGTGGAAAGCATCCCGGTACCGCCTCCCAAAGAGCGAACGAGCGGTACCCAGAAGAAGAATCTCTCGGTTGAAGAGTGTCAAACCCTCCGAGAACTGGCTGATGAGGCCTCCACAGTACGAAGATATACGGACCAGAACGCACCGGCAAGACGTTCGGCGGATCTTCTCGAATCAAAACTGTACACATATCGCGTCAAGGGGATCTCCCTGACCCAGCTTGCCGAAGCCTGCGGAGTATCCCGCTCAGCCATAGCACAACGACTCAGGAAGTTCCAGTAATGGCATTCACACTTGACGTAGAGCCAGCCGCATTCATCCATCTGGACCTGTTTCCAGCCAAGTTCTCCGTCCATCCGGGCTATGGGTTCCAGCCAAAGCATGAAGAGTACCGGATCATCATCACGGACAACCGTCTCTACATCATCGATGACTTCCCTGAAGGCCCAGCGGTCGCACATACGCTGCATCTGACCGCATTTGAAGGGAGCAACAAAACAGGATATACTGTTACAACCCCAGAGGTCGTGTTCCACGTGGAGCGTGCGCTGAACTGTGGCTGCGGCTCCCGGCTACGAGGTCTTCACCCGTTTGTCGGTGTACCATTTGTATCACAACTAGGAAAGTAAAGGAACACTATGGGTTTTGCAACACCTAAGGCCCCCAATTTCGGAGCCATTGGCAAGATCAGCACAGACACTCCAGTTCAGTTCGGCTGTGTCTACTGTCTGCATGAGAATCTGGAAGCCCCCGCAGAGAACCACGTCGCCTATATGTGGAACGGCACCACCATGTGCGCCAACCACGTCGGAACCTATGTCTTCAACGCTACACAGACTCAGGTGGCTCCCAGTGCATAAGGCCGTAGCTCTGGCCACCGACATCATTGCAACCTACCGATTGACTAAGCTGGTCACGGATGATAAGGTTCTGGAAGACTTCAGGAGCTACATCTATTGGAAGTTCCCACGTGAGTCCAAGATATCCTACTTCATCGGCTGTCCGTGGTGTATCTCCATCTGGGCAGCAGCGGTTATCTTCGCTCTCCGAAGGATCGACCCGGAGATCGCCAATATCGTCTCCGGAATCCTGACAGCATCGGCCCTCACAGGAGTAGCATACACTAGAGGTCTATGATGTCATGGTAGAATTGACGTAAACGTTCCAATTCTCCCGGAGATGCCATGTCAATTTTTGATAGAAGAAACTCTCAGCCTTCAGACGACGGCAATCCTGTTCCTTTGTCCTACAACGCACCACGCCCGATAACGGCCTCTGCTGCGCGTTTGGACATGAAGAACAAAAAGGAAGTTGATGCAATCAACAAGCGTCGTCAGGCTGACAAGTGGCAGCAAGAGGCGTGGGAGTACTATGATCTGATTGGTGAGATCAAGTACACCGCGAACCTTGTTGCTTCTATCATGTCTCGCGTCAACCTGTATGTGGGTTATGTAGACAAGAGCGCCAACGTTCCGTCCGATATCTCTTCCATCGAGAAGCTTGATCCGGAGTTCATCCAGCAGGCTGAAGATATCCTATATCTGCTTGAGTCAGGCAACGGTGGGACTTCCGGCCTGCTCCGCAACGCGGCACTGAACATGTTCGTCACAGGCGAGTGCTGGCTGGTCCACGAACCTGCCCGTTTCTCCACCAACGAACCTGCAAAATACCAGATCCGAAGCGTGGAAGAAATCACCGCGACCACCGGACGCAACTCACAGGTTGTCATCAAGCCGCGCCGTGACGCAAAACCATCCGAGTACCTGCCGCTTCCAGCCAAGGGCTTCATCACCCGTATCTGGCGAAACCACCCTCGATACTCCGACGAAGCGGATTCCTCCCTCCGTGGTGTACTGGACATCTGTGACCAGCTTCTCCTTGTAGACCGTACAGCATCTGCCACAGCCAAGTCAAGGCTCAACGGTGGCCTTCTGTTCGTCCCTGACGGCCTCTCCAATGTCTCCCAGAATGATGGGGACATGACTGAGGACGGCGCAATGTCCGGTGTATCCGATGACGAGCAGGATTCCTTTGAGGAAGAGCTTATCGCGGCGATGGTCACCCCGATTGAAGATGTCGGCTCTGCCTCTGCTGTTGTGCCTCTCGTTGTCCGTGGTCCTGAGGATCTGGGCGAGAAGATTGTCCACATCAAGTTCGAGCGTTCCTTTGACCCCCAGCTTGCCGCACGTGCCGAGCGTCTGCTTGAGCGTATCCTAGGCGGACTCGACATCCCCAAGGACGTAGCAGCCGGTATGTCTTCTGTCAAGTACTCAAACGCTATCATTATTGAAGAGCAGCTTTACAAGGCCCACATCGAGCCGCTGATCCTCATGATCGTTGACTGCCTCACCATTGGCTTCCTCCGTCCCGCACTCCGTGCACAGGGCTGGGGCGACGATGTGGTGAACCGAGCAGTTGTATGGTATGATCCTTCTGCTATCACAGCCAAGCCTTCCAAGGCCGAAGCTGCGGTAACCCTTTACAGCATGAAGGCTATCTCACAGTCCACACTACGCCGCGCCAATGGTTTCACTGACTCCGATGCTCCAACCGAGCTAGAGCGTGCACAGCGTATGGCTGAAGAGCGTGCAATGATTTCTGACGCTATGTCTGAAACCCTCATGAACTCCATCATCCCGGAGGAACTGAAATCCGAAGCAAGGGAAACAGCCCTCGCACTGTCCGATCCCGAAAGTGCCAATGCGCTCCAGACCGCCCTAGGTGGTGACCCAGCGACTGCGGCTCCAGCGGGTTCTGATACAATGGAACAAACACCAAGTAATGAGCAAGCCCCTCCTACACTGATGGAGCCGTAATAAATGGCATGGAATATGAGCGCGTCGAAACGTCGCGCACTCGTAAAGCTTCAGCTACGAGATAAGAATGGTCGATGGATCGAAATGGGCAGGGGAGTAAAGTGGTACTCTTCCAAGCGCAAAAAGGAAATCGGCGGTACCGTTGTGGGTTCGCAGGGCGACTACGCTCTTGTTCGCCTGAATAAGGAAAACCCAACCCACGAGCCTGCCCTTGTTAAGGTCCCTGCACGCCACATTGAGGTAGTGTCCAGCAAGGCAACCCTGTCCGACCCGAGCGCGGAGAAGTCCAACCTTGAGACTCCAGAATTCGAAGAGCCGGAAGCTGTAGGCCGTAAGCAGTCCAACGCTTTCGTCAAACCTTCGGACACCCCGGAAGACTACTCCATTTCGGAGACCTCTGACGGGCACACCTACATTTCGCGTAAGGACGGCGAACAGCTTTATTTCCCTGCCCGCAGCCTTGATGTTGGTGATGAGCTTATTGCTCCGGACGGTGGAGACGAGACTAAGCCTTTCTCCATGGGCAAGTCGTGGGCCAAGAAGGGTGCAGAGCGCCTTAACACCGCTGGCCCGAAGACGGGTAAGGTTGTCTCCATTGAAGGGGACCGCTATGCCATCGTCCAGCTTCCTGAGGGCCACACTGTCGATGACAAGAAAAATCCCGGAGAGCAGACCGACAAGGTAACCGTTGGCCTGTCCAACTCTGTCATCAAGCTCACTCCGGGCCTGAAGACTGCCCTTGCTGGCAAGCTTGAGGAGAACTTCTCCGATACGTCACAGGATGACGGTGAAGAAGAGGAAGTTGACCCCGAGTCTCCGGATGCACAGTCTGACCACATTGGCCGCGAGATCACCGATGAGCAGCTTGCCGAGGAAGACGAGGATGAGGATTTTCAGGAGCCTGAAGAGAAGCCTACCAAGTCTGTAACAACCCTCAAGGGTAAGGCTCTTGACGAGCTTGAATTCGGCATCGAGAACATGGAGTCTGACGGCGTTGATCCGGGTCTCCGTGTCAAAGGCACCAAAGTTGAAATCTATGACTACGATGATGCTCTCTTCACCATCAACGGACCTCTCGATGTAGCTCAGGACAACCTTGACTATGACTCTGAGCGCATGACCCCTGCCGAGCGCACCGCAGCCCGATCCAAAATCCGAGGTCTGTCTGCGCTCAAGGCCTTCATCGAAGAGGAACAGGAGAATGAGGCCGCAGCCGCAGAAGCCCCTCAGAGCGCCGAGAATGGCGAATCCTCACCGGAGGGTACATCGACCTCTCCTGACGCGCCAGAGGCCCCAGAACAGGCCGCTGACGGTACACTGAATGAGAACGGCCTGACCGCCGATGACCAGAAGCTTGCAGATGGCTATGTCCGCATGGCTAAGCGTGCTGATGACAAGGGAGATATCGACGCTGCTGACCGTTATCAGGCAATGGCTGACGCCCTCTTCCAGAAGGGTGAGGCCCAGAAGAACGCTCCCGAAGCCCCTGAGGCCCCCGCAGAGCCAGAACCGGTAGAACAGCCGGTCCCTAAGCTGGTGGAGCCTACGGACCCCGAAACGCCTGCATCTGACACCGTTGAAACCGTACCGGCTTCAAAACTCTCCAAGCTCCCAACTGCCAAGCTAATTGAGCAGTACGACCTTGCGGTTTCTAGCAATAAGGGACGCTACTCCAACACTGCCCCGCGACAGAAGCGAATCAACGATATTGTTGACATGCTCATGGCAAGGGCTGACAGCGGAGATGAGAAGGCCGAAGCATGGTTCCAAGCTGGTGTGGACGCCGAAAAGGCTGCCCCAAAGCTCGTAGAACCTGCTACAAAGCCGGAACTCCCACCACTGGTGGAAGGTGAAGAGCTTGAGCTTCCGATTCCGGGTATCAGCAAGCAGGGCAAGCGTACCGACAAGTCCGCACAGCACCTGAAGACTCTTGACGGGCTTGAAGAACGTGACCGCGTAAGCTACACTAACGCACACGACGAGACCTCCACCTACCAGAAGCACCCTGACGGTACGTGGGATCTTCTGGACCCCGAGGACCCTGATGAGGACCAGAGTCCGCTTGAGGAAGCACTCACTGCTGACCAGATCGCCCAGCGTCACAAGCGCGGAGAACTGGTTGTCTCCACCGTGGAGGATCAGGAAGAAGCTCTCCGTGAAGAGAGCTACAAGAACTCTGATGAGCGCGGTAAGAAGTACTTCGACAAGAACCCGGAGCCGAAGCGCGACCCCAAGGTAGCAGAGAACAGGGACCTTCCCAAGACTCCCACACGTGCCGAGCAGGATCAGAAGGAAGCTGACAGCGCCGACAAGCCATGGAGTGCTGAGGAAATTGCCTCCGATATACGCGACTGGTTTGACTTTGCTCAGGCCGTCAAGGACGGCGACACTAGGGCTATCGAGACGATGGCAAACAACAAGCGCACTGGGGACGAAGAAACCACCATTGTTGTCAACGATAAGGGTCAACCTGTCGATGTCACCTTGACTTACAACGATGACGGAGATCCCGTCGTACGTCTCAGCAATTTCGATGACTCTAAGGACATCTATGGCGATTTTGAAATTGACAAGTCTGTCATGTCCAAGCAGCTTTCCACACTCATCCACGAGTCAATCAACGCGGACGATATTGCAGCAGCCGTAGCAGAGCGCAACGGAAGCAACGATATTGAGGAAACCGAGTTCGCGCCTGTCATTTCGCGATACGCCGGTCACGGCAAGGGTACCCTCACAAAGGCCATCAGCGAAGACCCTGATGCCGGTGTGGAGATCAACGGCAACACCGCTGATGTAACTGACGTTGACAAGGCTCAGGACTTCCTTCGTGATCTTGTCAACGAGATCCAGAGTAAGATCAGTGATCCTAAGACGGGCAGGTCTATCAAGATCAGCCTCAACGCTGCCATGCGTGACATCAATGCACTTCTGGCTGATGTCAACAAAAAGCAGTTCGAACGTGACGGAAAGTACCGCCCTAACCGTGCCCTCAGGGATGAGCCGGTAGCCGAAACACCGGATCTGGATGCTGTAGAGCCTGTGGACCCGGAGTTCAAGGCTGCTGAGGACAGGTACAACAAGTTCGCTGACGAGGCACAGAACCTTCCGGGGTCAGATCCGCGCCGCGCCGCATGGGATTCTGCCATGGACAACGGACACCAGTCAACCCTTGAAGGTGTTGAGCGTTTCAGCAAGGAGTGGTATGAGATTGTAAACTCTTCATACACTTCTGCCCTCAATGACCTTGAGGGAGAGGCTTCAACGCCACCGATGCCGGTCTACCCTGACACTGTGGACCCAAAGCAATTCCCTTATGAGTTCGTGCCTCGCGGAACGATCATTACTCATTCCAAAACAGGCAAGAAGCGTGTTGTTGTCAGGAGTAGCCGTCAAGGTGGGAACACCCCGCGTGATCACATCACCACTCGAAACATGCGTGATGGTAAGCCGTTCGGCCCGGTTCTTGAAAACGCTCCGGGTGATTTTGACGAGCGCGACGAGCTTCAGAGACTAGTTGACGAGCCTGAAACTGCCGCACCAGTGGTAGACGCTCCTGCCGCCGAATCCGGCCCGAAGACTTCCATCGATGCATGGAAGAACTCACTGGATGATATCACTGAAGCAACGGGAGACCCTGCCTTCAAGGACGCTGGAAACTGGATCACAGCAGCCATTCAGAGCCTCAACGGTCTGGACGGAAACCCATCGGTTGTCGCTGATCGTGAAGAGTTTGATGCTCTTCCGGGCAAGAAGCTGTTCCGTGGTGTAGGTGCTGATGAAGACGCTGAGAGGTTCATGTCTGGCCCTAACTGGGTTGGGGCTGGCGGCTCCGGATCTGGTATCTACACATCCACCAACAAGTTCCGTGGTGAGACCTTCAAGAGGGCTGACGGCGGCGCACTGATGGAAATGAAACTCTCAGAAGGTGCTAATATTGTCGATGGTGATACCCTTGATCAGGAACGTAAGCGTGACCTTGAGAAGGCTATCGCTGCCGACGATTCTGTAGCGCAGTTCCTTGCCGAAGGTGACCTTGGACGTTACGCGTCTGCTCGTGGCCTTGACGGGTACTCCCTTACACCGAATGACAAGTACGACGATGATGAGGAATTCATTGTCCTCACCAACCGTAATGCTGTCTCTGTTCTTGGCAATCCTGTGGAGTCCGCTGAAGATGTCCCTGAGGAAGGTTCCAATGCACCGGAGACTCCCGAAGCCCCTGAGGCACCGGAGACTGTAGACGCCCCTGAAGCTGATGCACCGGAGCTTGACGAGAACGGTCTAACCCCGGAAGAGCAGCGCGATCTTGAGGTTGCTCGTGAAGAAGCCAACCTTGGCGGTCAGGTAGACTCAGATCCTGAATCCACCAAGGCGTATCAGAAGGCTATCGATGACATCCTTGAGAAGGGCCGTCGTCGCCTTGCCGGTGAAGATGATGATTCGACACCGGAAGCTGTCTCTGATACTGTAGAAGAATCTGAGTGGGTAAACCCGCTGGATGCTATGGATATCGTTCGTCGTGAGCCTATGGCTATCGATGGCGAGGACTACCCTCCTACGCAGCAGCAGCAGGACGTTATCGACGCTGTTCTGGCAGGACTTGATACAAAGGTGCAGGCCATGGCCGGTACCGGTAAGACATCCACACTCGTGGCCCTGTCACGCCGTATCAAGGAACACGGTAAGCAGGCCGTCTACATTGCCTTCAATAAGACAGTGGAGGAAGAAGCCACAAGGCGTATGAAGGGTCTTCCTGTTGAGGCTAAGACCGGTCACGGTGTAGCGTACCAGTGGGCAATCAAGAAGGCTCCGAACCTGATGATCCGTTTTAACGGGCAGGACCCTTCAAGGCCTGTCAAGTTCAACAAGAAGGGTGAGCCAACCGGGTGGGCCGATAAGTGGTCACACACGTCCGCACGTGACATTGCATCCGACCTTGGGATCAAGAACGGTGATGTGAAGGATGAAGCAGGACAGAATCTGAAGTATCAGACCACTGTTCTCGCTGTCCGAAAGACCGTCGAGAAGTACGCCCTTAGCGATAAGGACGACATCACGACCGACCTTATTCCTGAGGACTTCGAGATCCACGAGGACTCCAAAGAAGAGGTTGTGCGTCTGGCAAAGGAGTACTGGAAGGATCTTGAATCCGAGAACGGTAACTTCCGTGTAACCCACGATGTCTACCGTAAGTTCTGGGCGCTGTCAAGGCCTGACCTTACAGACGGAACCGGTGGTAACGCGAAGGGTGCCAACATCCTCTACATTGACGAGGCACAGGATACCCCGCCTGTTCTCGCCAAGGTTGTTGCTGACCAGAAGATGCAGAAGGTTATCGTTGGTGACCCCAATCAGGCCATTTATGCGTTCGCTGAGAATATCGACTATCTCTCCGACGCTGACGGCGACGTTGAGCTTCCGCTGAACAAGTCATGGCGCTTTGGGCCAGAGGTTGCCGATATCGGTAACCGATTCCTTGAATTCCTTGGATCTAATGACCGTGTTATTGGCGGCGGCGGTGAATCCCAGATCGTCTACGGTATGGAGGATGCTGACGCTGTACTTGTACGCACCAATGCTGGCATGCTTGACGCTATCCTTGATGAAGTGAAGCGAGGCCGACGTGTATCCGCTCCTAAGGGGACACGCGCCGATCTTGATAAGCTGATCAAGTCCGTTGAAGCCCTCAAGGATGGGGAACCTCTGGATTATCCACACGATGATCTTATTGGTTTCAAGAACTGGGGGGAAGTGCTCAGTGCCCACAACAACGGTGACAAGAGTGTAGGCAAAATCGTCAAACTCTTCGAGGTTACCGACGCGTTTACACTTGCACGTGCCGAGCCGGGGGACATCGCGAGGATGACTCGCGAGAAGATGGAGAAGGCTAAGAACGCCGTCAAGAATCTAGTCCAACATGTTCCAACCTTTGAGACTCTGAAAATTGAGAATGAGAAGATCGGGGACAACACTCGCACTTGGGTTTCCGGTGTGGACGTTCACCCTGACCCTACCAAGGTCTGGACGGCTGATAACAAGTTCTGGGCAACCAAGAACTTCAGTGTCGAGCTTGGCAAGGTACTTGCACCACATGCGTTTGACAAGAAGCTTAGCTGGGTTGACCAGAACGCTGCCTATCGAGAAAAGGGCGGACTGGAGACCATTGGTTTCGAATACGACCGACGTTCCAAGAGGATGTTCACGGACGACCCTGAAGCTGCTGCACTGCTGAGGTCTTTCTCCGGAGAGTCTGATGTTACTGTGTCAACCGCTCACAAGTCCAAGGGCCTTGAATGGGACCGAGTTCGTATTGGTGATGACTTCTTTGTTCCTTACGAGGACAAGGACGGAAACATGGTCTACCCAGAAGATCCGGCAGAGTACAAGCTTGGCTATGTTGCGGTGACACGTGCAGCCAAGGAACTCGATCCGGGTGTCCTTAGCTGGATCTATGAGCAGACGAGTGAGAACGGCGGCAAGCCGGGACAGAAGAAGGCTCCTGAGGCTGTAGAAGCTCCTGAGGCTGTGGAGGAATCCACACCTGAGGTCTCTGCCCCAGAAGACACCACTCCTGCCCCTGAACAGGTCACAGAAGAGGCTCCGATTGAGACCACTCCGGATACGGAGGAAGCTCTTGAAGATGTCGCTGAAGATTCCCTGTACGATGATGACGGTCTGACTCCTACGGAGGCTACGAGGGTTGCAGAACTTGACCAGCAGATGGCTGACATCTATAGTGGTAAGTCTGACGCCGATCTTGTTCCGGTTGAGAACGAATGGACCGATATCCTTGCACACGGTGAACGCCGTAAGAAGGGTGAGGATCTTCCCGAATACGAGCACCCTGTTGATGTGGAAGAGGTACCTGAGGTTGCTCCGGAGCCGGAAGCAGTTCCAGAACCAGTAGTTGAAGAGGCACCAGTACCGGAAGAGATTCCGGAGCCTATAGTCGAGCCAACTCCTGAGCCTGAAGTTGCCCCTGAACCTGAGTACGATGCAGAAGGTCTGACTGCTGCTGAGCGTGCCCGTACGGACGCTCTTGAGCAAGCCATCTACGATGCATACCGTGCACGTAAGCAAGAGACTGCAAAGCACCTTGACACGGAACTCCAAGAGATTCTTGCTCGCGGTGCTGAGCGTCTGAAGCCGAAGAAGCCTGCCCCTTCTCCTGTGGAGACGGCGGACAAGCCGAAGCGTGGGCGTAGGGACTTCTCGGATGTGCCTGTCCACGATGCAAACGGTACGCAGATC